GTGAAGAGGGTAGAATCCGAAGTGGCCCCACGATGGATTCATCTCTCTCCTTAGAGGATCAGACTCACCCAATACCATAATAATGACTAAAATAAGATTGACTCTGTTTCAGAAGATAGTAATCTTCTTGGACCGAGCCTATCTTAGAGTAGGCATTGATCATGGGTTGGTTCGTGAGTGGGTTGGAACCGTTTCCAAAAGGTTAGACACGCGGGGTCCTTTGGACACCATAGCTTGGATTAAGGGAATCCGGCTATGTTGCACAAAGTACCTCGCGGGTCAGCCTTTGGAAGAGGTCCCAGGATTTGGTGAAAAGTTGGTAGATGGTCTCCCTAAGGAGCCCATTTGCCAGCTTTTCAAGTCGCGTGTTCCAGCCCAGGTAAGACTCGGTTTGACATTACTGAATGTCAGCCGGATCTTGCCTGGCCTGAAGAAGCCCGACCTCTCGACCGTAGTTAACCCCTGTACAGTTCAATTAGACTCTAGTATTAGAGCTGAACTGGCAGCGGTAACACGATCGTTAGGATGGAAACTTCCTCCCATCCAATGGGATGGTTGGCACACGACAACCAAATCTGGCCCAAACGCGCAGGCCTTGATAGGATCAATCGAGGACGCTTCTTTACTCACGGAGTCTCAGATCGGGGATCTGGGCACTCTGGGAGGCGAGGAGTTAGTCCAGCAGATTGGTATCCTCCGGCTCTTTAGCCCCCTTGCTTGGCTTCAACACTTTGGTCTTCTTCCGAAAGGAAGAAAGGCCAAATTGGCGAAGATCAAGGACAAGGAAGCCAAATGTCGGATTGTAGGAATCATTGGTTATCCGATACAGTCGGCCCTTTACCCTCTCCACAAGTCTCTTATGAGGCTTCTGAAGGGGCTGAAGAGCGACTGTACGTTTAACCAAGGTTCCTTCAAGGCCACACTATCGACTAAGGGTCCGTATTATTCTTATGATCTTAGCGCGGCAACAGATCGTTTTCCTGTAGTTTTACAGGTGGCGGTCCTTGCCGAACTAACATCATCTGAATATGCGGGCGCATGGGAGCGCGTGATTAATTCCCTCGAGTTTTGCGTCCCATGGGAAAGAACCAAGGGCATCGAACGTGTCGTTCGATACTCTGTGGGTCAACCCATGGGAGCGTATAGCTCTTGGGCGTTATTCGCGGTAACTCACCATGTACTCGTTAGGCTCGCAGCCAAGAAGGCTGGAATGGGTGTCCAGTTTTCTCGGTATGCGTTACTGGGGGACGATATCGTGATTAACCACCACGGTGTCGCCCACCAGTACCTAGCGTTACTTAGCCAGATAGGTGTAGACGTTTCTGAAACAAAATCACATGTGTCAGATGACACATATGAGTTTGCTAAGAGATGGATACATCGTGGTCTTGAGGTCTCCCCTGCACCTCTAGGTTCTCTGTTCGAGGCGCTCCGCATAAAAAGAGATGAAGGAACTGTTTCCTTTGTTTCCTATTATGAGGTAGCTACCTGGTTCAGAGAGCTAGAGGCCAGATGGTTACCTCGGTCCGCCACTTTGGTGACCCGGGGCTTGATTGCATCCCTTATAAACCTATTAATGCCGGGCGGTTATGGTGACCGTCTCGCATTAAAGGCTTATAAGTTCTACCTACTACCTTCAAGAGAAGATAGTGGGCACCTGCGAAAAGTTAAGTCAAAATTATTGGCTAAACTTATAGCAGGCAATATCTTTACCTGTAACTCATCCAGCGTCCTCATTCATGAAAGAATGATGGTATGGCTGAATGAATGTAAGGCAAGGGTATTGGAGAATGCAATTAAGAATCAACTTTACAAACTTCAACAGTTTCAGTTGAAGCTGGGGGAGTTTGTACCGTTGATTCCTAAGGAGCTGGATGCCCAATCAGGACTACTGCTCTTGCCGCCTCTGGCTGTTGTTCGGAGAAATATCGCCGAACTTCAGATAGAGTTCGATAAGGCGCATCAGGTCAGGGAATCATCTGACATTCAACAATGGTTGAATTTAGAAGTCAGATTATTTCTTGATCCTTTTGCTACCTTGTCGACAAGAGCAAGTAAGACCATGGCTTCTAGTAAGGCAGGTATCCTTAATCATCTCTCGGCGATGGTGGCTGGAATTGGTAAGATGCGTGATCTCAGTGTTACGGATATACCGCTAAAAGCGCTTATCCATACCATTGATAATCACGTAGTTCTTCCCAAATCCCAGAAACCACGCCGAAAGGGGAAAAAGGGTTAAACCGCTTGCTCATATCCGACGTCTAGGGGTACTTGGTAGATCCCTAGTCTAGGTTGTATGGGCGGCAGCCTCTAGAGCCGTGCCTCTTATGTAGTTGGTTGAACTACAAAGGTCGAGCGACACCAGGGGTCCATTCACGGACTGATCTGGGGTCGGCCTACCTCTAAGAGGTGGCCTCCACACCCATACCACTTCGGACTCTTCTCTTGAAAAGAGAGAAGATGATATCCGATTTGGCCTGTATATGGTATATGAGCAGGAAGGCTTAGCCTTTCTGGGAAGAACCCTTTCTTCCTAGAGAGGTGATGCATACCCGCACCCCTAACCGCTTCTCATAGCAACTCCAAGGGCTCTACCCTGCCGATGGCTGGGTAATGGCCTCCCATAGTTGGGATATCTCTTGAAAGTACTATGATAAGTAGGTAGGGGAGGGGCTCCGCTATATCCGCTATACGGGGGGCTGGGTGTGAGTCCTTCCCAACCTCGTTGGGACAGCC